CAGCATATTGATGTTGGAACGTCTTCCCGTATCACCGGCACTGAAATACGCAAAAGTATTCTCATTGAAAATTCCCGGAGTTCCACGACGGGCGTAGTTTTCAGCCGCACTCGCACGGGTTCTGGCGCCCATGTGCTTTGACCGACCGAAATCTATAATTTTCACGTTTTTCACCTGACCCGTGCCCTTGTTGACGATGACGTATGCGTTTTCCCAGTGAAGATTCGAATGGGAAACGCCGAGTCGGTGCATGGCCATCACCTTGTTATAAATCATCTTGTAAGTGGGCATATTAATCTTCCGTCCTGGCTGACTGTTAACATAGTTGTTGACGCTCATGAAATTGTTGGTAGGGCCCTGCTTCAGATGATTCATCACGTGAATTGCAATCTTGTTCACGTTGTTTCTGTTTTTGAAAATCTTGGACGCCAATTCACGATTAATATTGATAACCTTGTAGTTTCTGCTCCGCGGGGCGATTCCCTGTGATCCCAGAAGGGTCTGGAATCTCTTTTCAGCGTTGCTATTACCCGAGTAAGGGGTGACCTTGACCACCACATTCGCGCGGCTCGTGGAAAAGACGGCGCCATTCGCAGATGGGGTCCCTATCCGCTTCAGGATTTTTCCGTAATTCCATTCTGGAATTTTGTTATGAATTGTGTAATGGAGTGCACGGGCGTCCGGTTTCTGGGAACGTGCCCACTCGGGGAGGACGTAGGACTTGGCCGCACTTAACATTTGTATTTACTCAGAAATTAACGACGCGTCTTGAACGACTTGGCGTACTTGGTGCGGATCCACATGGCATCCTGCTTGTAGATGCGGGACGCGCGGGGCAGGGTCCGCTTGGTCAGGGTGCTGATGGCGACCAGACGGCGCATGACGGCAAGGGGCTTCTCACCCTTGCTGATGCCCATGCTGAGCGCCTTGTGGCGGTTGGTCTTCGCCTCGACTGGGTGGTACCCGTACTTGGTGAGCATACCGCCCTTGAGCTTGCCAATAACCTTGGTGCTCTTACCCGCGGCACCGACGTCCTTGGCGGGAACGGCCGACACGCGGCTCAGACCCGTCTTGCGAACGTAAGAGTAGGAGGCGCGACCCTTGGTCGCCCGGACACGGACGACGCGGCGGGTCACACGACGGACGTGGCTGGAACGCAGGTCAGACTTCATTTACCAAGTGTCAAGAAAAATTAGTGGCGTGGCCCTTCATGAACATTCGAAGCTTCCCGTCATTTGACGCACCAAAATCAAACACATCCTGGTCACCCAGATCTAGGTCGAGAGTCGGGAGCTCATACACGGCTCTCAATTTCATAGTAGAATAGAGAATCCCCGTTGCATAAGACTTGAGGTCCGTGACGGGCGCCGGCCGCGACCACCCGAGCTTCATGGCGAGTACGTCGGTCCGTCCCAAAAAGGGCCCAGAGGGTGTGGTCTCGGCCGCACCACCATCTATATATGTCCACTCTCCGATTTTTACAGTTGAAAATAGAAAGGGAATTGCGATGGTCGCACTGACCGCGTCTATGACGCTCATTTTTGGAGTGGAATTAATAGAAAAATAATCAGTCTTCATCAAGTCCACACAGTAGGCGGATACGTGGAACTTGATGGGATACCAAGCGTATAGCTCCTCGAAGGTGACGTCTGGCCTACCCATGAATTTTGTACAAGCGTCAGACAGAATCTTTCGAATTTTATTTGGAGATACGAGTCCGTAATTCTTCATGAAGTTTTTCAAATTTGGTTTCATTACCTGTTTCACGGGTACGCCGAGTGAATAATCGAGGACTTTGGGAATGTACACTTTCGTCGCGAGAAACAGAAAGGACAAGAGGCCACCGGCTGACGCACCTGAGATTTCCTCAAGATCATCAAGCCGGCCTTCTTGTTTGAGTTTCGATAGAACTCCTAAATAAAGGAAGAAGCCCATGGCTCCAGGACCGATGGATAGGCATCGGACCATTCTATGATTTTAATTTAATAATACTGGGGGAACTGACCGCGCAGAAGGGCGAACAGCATGGCGAACACCAGGGTGTGTGCGCCCACAGCCATTGGCGAAGACTGGCCGGACATGAACAGACCGGCGTTCTTGGGTGGGATCGTCAGCAGCAGACCTGGGGTCAGCAGCACGAACAGCAGAGCTGGCACGAACAGGTCGGCCGTGGTCAGGCTGATCTTCAGCACAAACTTGGCAATAGCCCAGTAAACCAGGGACAGGACCAGGGCGTGGAAGACGGCCTGAACCAGCAGACCGGCACCAGGTGGCAGGGACAGGAGCATGCCTGGGCTCAGCACGGCGAACAGGACTGCGGGGATCAGAACCTTGGGGGCGGTAACGTCGAACATCTTTACAAATATCCGATATATTTTTCAGCCCACCCGAAAAAGTTCTCAGCCTGGACCCTGTCTGAAATGACCGGGAGATTGCTGATGAGGTTCCACATCTCGAAGTGGGACTTGGCCGACTCGTGCTCCTGGTACCACCGGCTTGAGTCGAGAACGAGCTCGACGAACTTCGGGTACGTGGCGCGGACGGTCATGTAACGCGACTCGGCATATTCGCGGATCTTCATCCAACCATCGAGGAGTTCCTGGGAGTACATGTCCTGCCAGTCTTCTGGATGGAGTTCGGTATCGAAATCGTCCGATCCGTCCGAATCGTATGCGTTGCCGTCGTAATTATACGCGTCACGCGAGTACTCATCGTTAAGGCCCATTATGATTTAACTTGTATTACAAACGCCCCTGGCCTCTAAGCCTCGAGCAGGGCCTTCAGCCCCGTCACCATGACGCCGTCAGATTCCTTGGTTGGCGCAGCGTCCAAAATGGCCTGGAACGCCCCCTCGACCTGAGCCTCATTTCCACCAAAAAAGGTGCCCAGACCCTTCTTTATGACATCCTTGGTCAGAGACCCCTTGGTCGTTTTTGTTTTAAAATTCACCTTCACCTTGTCGTGAACCTTCACGGTATCAATCTCGTTTTCCTTCATATGACGCGTCACAAACTGGCGAAGATCCTTCTCGCGTCCGTTGAGGACGCTGAGATCTTTGCGAGCTGCGGCCAACTGGGCCTTGAGGGCGACCCACTCGGTCATGGCTGCTTTAAAGTCCATTTAGTATGTGCAAAGCACTTAATTACGATTAGCTAACGCACAGAGTTTCTTCACTGGAACTCGGGTGAAATCTCAAACTTGGGGCGCATGGTGTCGGGGGCGATCGTGCTGAGGTTGAAGATGCTGACTGGGGTGCGGGGGTTGATTGGCTCGGAACGGAACTGCTGGTTGGCGTTGCGCAGAACGCCGCCGACCGTCTCTGGGTAACCAATCTGGCTGCGTGGGTCCAGGTAGTTCTGACCGCTCAGAATCTTGTCTGGGCTGAACTGACCAAAGTCCTCGGTCTGAACAACCTCACGGGGGATCAGGCTGGCGGACGACACGTCACCCTCGAAGGCGGTGGTGGGCACGGCGGCGGCTGGCGAACCACCGAGGTCCGCACCCATGATGCCACCGTTCTTTGCTGGGTGAAAGCCGCTGGCCTTGGGGGCGAACAGCATGAAAAGAATGACTGCGACCAGGAGCAGAATTGCCAGTCCCTTGCGATCCATATTATTAATAGTTACCGATAATTTTTTTGGGCTGGAGGATCAAGGTCAAGTCCGAAGGACTTGGGTGGAGGGGACGGAGGACAGTCGCTCCGCGACTGGGGCTAATCCAGATAATCGGCCGGGTCATCGTCGACCTCGTCGGCCGGCTCGTCCGAGAAAAGGTAATCCTTGGGGAGCTCGGGGGTCTTGGGTGCCGCCCGGACGCGCACCTGGAGAATCCGCCAGATGGGACCGAACGACTTTTTCAGGAACCACAGACCAGACAGCTCGAGCACCACATCGCACGACGTCTCGGGCTGGATATCCTGGAGCTCGACTGGATTCTTGCGAGTGTCGAACGCAAGGGTCGCCACCTGACCCTTGACCGTTGCGAGGGACGCGCCGAGCACGCCGTCAGTCACGCTCTCCTGCCACGCGTTCTGGATGGTCTCGTCGCTCAGGTCCTTACCGAACCACTCCTGCTTCGACAACTTGGCCTGGGTCAAGATCTGTTCATCAATGACTGAGAAAAGATTGGAACTACCGGTCTTGAAGTTGACAGACTTGGACGCGAGCGAGTCCTGGAGGATCAGACCGTTCACCTGATGACGGGCACCAGTGATCTTCAAAAAGTAGCGGCCGTCTGGAAGCTTCTGGGGCGTCGCGTACTCCATTATACTACTGAAAACTAATTTCTTCTTTAACACTAGA